ATATAATTAACTATCTCCTCGCATATCCCGAAGTACCTAATGTGTACTTCGGGGCTGATGGGGCTTGGGCTTTCTCACCTCGTTTAGGCTTTGATAAAGTCGTGAGTCGTGCGGAAGCATTAGCGCAACCTACTGAGTCAACTGAAATTAAAGAAATAAAAGAAAAACCCTCAAAAAATAAATAATAATGGCAACTACTGCAAGATTTTCGGGAGCGAAAAATATAGATAATACAGGCCGTGCGCTTCGTATTGATACTCAAACATTAACTACAGGTTCAACAATTGCTTGTACGGTTAAACCAATGGCAGCTAAAACTTTTTTCACTTGTGCTTTAGCTACTGCAACACCAACTGTAACCATCAATGTAGGTACTTCTACAACCGCTCCTTTTGTTGGAGATGAGGCTGTTTATGTATTGAGTGCTGATGGAACTACTCGTGTAGTAACTTTTGGAACAGGATTTACTTCTGCTGGTACTTTAAGTGTAACTGCTTCTAAGAATGCAACTATCACTTTTGTATTCAATGGTACAAGTTGGCAAGAGGTTTCTCGTGCTGTAACTGCTTAATAACCCCTTAAACTAAAACAATGGCATTACCAAGTATAACATTTATCGAAGGGCAAGGCGGCTTAGGTCGGCCATTGCCTAATAACGACCATATATCGGGCTTGCTGATTTATACGGGTGCTACTGTGCCATCGGGGTTTACTACCAGTACAGCAAAGGCACTATATTCAACTGATGATGCAATTGCAGCAGGTATCAAAAACGATTACTCTGATGCTACCGCAGCGACCGCTAAGTATGCCGTAACGCTTTCAGGTAGTCAGGGAGATAATGTTACAATTACGGTTGCCGAGTTAACACCCTACACAGGTGTTACTCGCACAACTACACTTTGTAACTTCAATCAAGCCCTTGCAATCAACTCAACAATTACCTTAGCACAAGAGATTGTTGCAGCTATCAACGCAGGTACATCAACACACGGCTACACGGCTTCGTATGCAAGTACAGGTTTGGTAAATATCACCGCCCCTAAAGCGCAAGGTGCTTTCCTTAATTCGGGAAGTCCATTGACGGTAACGGTATCGGGTTCAATTGGAGGTACTATCACACAATTCGGTGGTTCGGGTATGACATCGGGTGTAACATCAAACCAAGTACAATGGTACTATCAAATCAGCGAGTTCTTCCGTTTACAACCTAAGGGTAAATTATGGGTAGGATTTTTTGCTGTACCGGGTACATACACTTTCACCGAGATTACCACAATGCAGAATACCACACAAGGTGAGATTCGCCAAGTGGGTATATTAAAGGATAGTGCAAGTGCTTGGACATCGGATGATTTGACTGCGATTAACACCATCTGTGAGACTAATAAGTCTAACTTCCAACCATTACAAGCCTTATACGCTGCTAACTTACAAGCGACTGCTGACATCACAACGATTGGCGATTTAACATCGCTAACCGCTAAGAATGTACAAACAGTTATCGGACAAGATGGTGGTGGGTTAGGTAACTTTATCTACCAATCACTTGGTAGTGGTAAGAAGTCTATCACTTGTCTTGGGGCGCAGTTAGGTGCGGTTGCATTACGCAAGGTATCTGAGAGCATCGCTTGGGTTGAGAAGACTAATCTTAGCAATGGTTCAGAGTTGGAAACACCTGCCTTCTGCAATGGTCAGTTAGTATCAGCGTTGAGTAACAATGCACTTGAGGCAATCAACACTAAGCGTCATATCTTCTTAAAGAAATTCAGAGGATATGCAGGTACATTCTTCAACGATAGTCACATGGCTATTATCCAAACAAGCGATTACGCTTATATGGAGAACAATCGTACCATCTGCAAGGCAGAGCGTTTATTGTATGCTTCTTATGTGCCTGTGTTGAATAGTCCTATTCAATTCAAATCGGATGGTACTCTTACTGATACAACGGTGGCTTACTTTGAGAACATCGGAAGTGCTGCATTAGACCAAATGGTGAGAGATAGTGAGTTGTCTGCTAAGTCTGTAACGGTTAACCCTGTGCAGAATGTACTTGCGACATCTACATTAATCATCACGGTGGTGTTAGTAATCAACGGTGTTGCTCGTCAAATTCAAATTCCAATCGGATTTAAACCCTCAATAGCATAATGATAGCACTAATAAATGGAGTAAATTACTCCTCAGCAAATATAACAGTAGTAATTCCAGTCATCGGCCCGGTGATTGGAATTACTAAAATTCAGTATAACAAAGAGCAGCAAATTGACGATAACTATGGTTTAGGTCAAGACCCTGTATCTCGTGGTTATGGCAAAAACACCTATACGGGTTCACTTAGCATCTACAAAGATGTGTGGAATCGTATTATTGATGCCTCACCGAGCAAAGACCCATTGAAACTTGCCCCTTTTGAAATCACCGTAGTATTCACGGGTGCATCGGGAGGTTTCCGTAAGGAGACATTGCATATGTGTAACTTCAAGGCTAACCCTATGGCAGCTAATGAAGGTGATACAAAATTGGTGATAGATATTCCTTTAGCGATTGGTGGAATAGATTATGTTTAGTAACTTTGTGGCATGAGTAAACAAAAAACAACATTGCCATCAGAGTTGACAACAGATGAAGTCAACCAATACGAAGCCACTTGCCAAGAACTTGCAACGAAGTACAGCGCACCGAAAGTGCATGTATGCGTTCAGTTTAAGCCTGATACCAACGAAAGGGTTATCAGTTATGTAAAAGAGCCTAACTATGAAACCAAACTATATCTAATGGATAAAAGCGGTGAGTTAGGGATGCACATGGCAGGTGAAGAATTAAGGAAGATTTGCCAATTGAGAGAGGAAAGTGATTCACTAACATACGGTGATGCTTGGGAGTGCGATAAGTACAAATTAGGTGTTGCTCAGTTTTGTTTGGGAATTATCACGATTGCGCTGAATCAGTTTAAAAAAAAATAGAATCCCACGCTATAACAAACAACACCGATAGGTATGGTCGAATGGCCGCACTTATTAGGTGTTGTTTGCATTTAAACCCTAAAGAGTTAACCGAAGATGAATTTCACGAAGCATGGGCGCAAGTAAAGTATTATTTAGAGGTTGTAAACCAAGTTAAATTTCAATGACGAACTTAGTCGAATACATATTATCGCTGAAGAATAGCCAATTCAACAAGGGATTGGGTGATTCTGAGGGGCATATCAATAAACTTGAGACAAGCCTTGCAAGTGTTCGCAATGCCGCTTTAGGTTTTATTGGTGCGTTTGCATCGGTTGAGTTCTTAAAGGGTAGCATTGAGATGTACAATGAATCGGCACAAGCATCTGCGCAGTTGGATGCCACGCTGAGAAGTACGGCAAATGCCGCTAACTTGAATCGGGAGGCTTTAGATGCCCAAGCCGATGCGTTGATGAAGACATCGTTGTATGATGATGATGCGATAACGGCTTCGCAATCGTTGTTGGCTACATTTACAAAGGTAAAAGACACCATCTATATGGATGCCATACCTGCAATCGTTGATATGTCAACGAAGATGGGTGGCGATTTGCAAGGTACAACGCTTCAAGTAGGTAAAGCATTGAATGACCCTATCAAGGGAATAGCTGCGTTATCAAGGGCAGGTGTATCCTTTACTGAAGAGCAAAAAAAGACCATTAAAAGTATGGTTGCAATGAATGATGTTGCAGGGGCGCAGAAGTTAATCCTTCAAGAGTTACAGACAGAGTTCGGTGGTTCGGCATTAGCAGCATCACAAGTAGGTACTGGGCCTATGGTTGTATTGCAACACATCTTTGAAGGTGTCCGTGAAGAGATTGGTGGTATGGTTATGGCATTAATAATTGATTTGAAACCTGCGTTAGAAACAATCGTTAAGGCATTGTCCGATGGAGTTAAATGGGTTAAGGAACATAAAGAGGGGATAATGGCAGCAGGTAAAGCAGCCCTTATATTAGGAGGTGGATTGTTTGCATTGACTCAAATTATAATACCATTAGGCACGGCATTGAGTACGGTTACTTTTACTGCGGAAGGATTTGGTATTGCTATGGGTGCTGCACTTGGGCCTATTGGATTGACTATTGCGGCTATTACTACTCTAATCGGTTTATATGGCGCACTTGAACAAGCCCAAGCAGATAGAGAAAAACGGAATGCTGAAAATATACAACAAGGCAATAAGGCCTTATTAATACACGATACTAATACTTATGAAAAGGAGTGGAAGAATAGTAAGGAAGGGTTAGATACTTTCTACAACAAAAAAATGGCATTAGTTAAATCTAAAGAAAGTGAGATTGCCGAATGGAATAGAAGTCACGATGCCTCACAATGGAAAGACTACGAAAGCACTACAAGGGCAAGGGCAGCATTGGATGAATTAAAGACAAGAAGTAAAACAGATTCAGCCCTCAAAAAAGGTGGAGGTGTTAAACCACCTGCAACCGATAAACTTGAGAAAGCCACAGGGCAGAAAGCTGTGACAATCAATGTGAGTATTAATGACCTTATCCACGATTTCACTATCCAAACTACGAATATCACCGAATCAGCACAAAAGGTTAAGGAGATGGTTACAAATGCCCTACTTGATGCAATCAATAACTCACAAATGATACCAATCCGATGATAATTAACAGCAAAGCAAATACAGCGATTACCTTTGAGGCAGGGGCTTACCCTAATCCTCAAGGTGGTGCGCCTATATCATTCAATGCGGTGTCGTTAAAAACCGCCATTATCAACCTATCACAAGCCAAGCAGATAGTCAAGACGCAGATACAAGGTAGAGATGGTAGCGTGAAGGAATATGTAGGGATGGATGACTATTCCATCAGCGTTGCAGGTACTATCACAAATGCGAATGGTGTTGAACCGATAGCGGATAGATTGAATCTGAAAGCTATGTTAGATGCCCCGATTGCGTTGGATATTACTTGCCCGTTTTTGAATCAATTGGGCATACAGAAAGCCGTTGTTGAGAGTTATGAATTACCGCAGAACGAAGGTGGCATAAGCTATCAGACATTTACTATTAACCTTATTTCAGACATCCCCGTAGAATTGCGTATCACAGGTGTTTAGAGTACAAAACAATATAACCATTGAGCAAGTGCCGAATGATGCTTATCCAAGCAGAAGGTACACTATCTATATTGACTTCTTGACGGCTTATGACTATTCATCATCGTGGGCAGAACAAGTGAGTAATGGTAGTATCACGATACCAAAGAATTTGTATTATAGGTCTTATGCTTTGAATCCTCTTACAGGTACGCTGATAAACATCGGAGGATTCGGAAGTAGTCCATTGATTATGCGTGGCGATAAGGTAACGCTCAAAGCAGGTTATGTAGGTTACAATCTTGATACGATAATGGAGGGGTGGGTTAGTAAGGTTCATTCGGGGATACCGATGCAGTTTGATATGGAGGATAATATGTTTATTCTAAAGCAAACCGTATTAAAGCCGAAAGTATTTACCAAAACTCAAACATTGGAGGATGTGCTAAAATACATTTGCGATTCAGTTAAAGAAACTTCTCTTACTTATCTCGCCAATAGTTCGACAACCTTTGGAGATTTTAAGGTTAACGATGAAACGGCTGCGGCATTACTTGATCGATTGAATAAGACTTACGGATTCAATACATATTTTCGTGGTAATGAGTTAAGGTCGGGAATCAATATCTATGTAGAGCAAGACATCAACTACAACACATTCATAATGAATGGGGCAAAAGCTAATGTGATTGAATCCAACCTTGAATACTTCCGCAAAGATGATATTCCATTAAGTGCGAAGGTGTATAGCGTTAATACTAAGGAGACTGGCGAATCCACTAAAGATGGAAAGGCTAAGACTAAGAAGGAAAGACTAACCGTGCTTTGTTCGTATTTTAAGGGCGAAGAAAAGACTACAATTATCGGGTCGGATGGTTATACTCCTGAGAACCAAGAAGGCGAAAGAAGGACATTCTTTTACCCAAATATTACAAGTACAACCGAGTTAGCACGGCTTGGGTTTGAGCAATTAAAAAAGTATTATTACGATGGATTCAAGGGTTCATTCACTACCTTTGGTTATCCATTCGTAAAGCACGGAGATGAGGTTATTTTGAAAAACCCGAAACTACCCGAACAAGATGGAAAGTATAAGGTTAAAAGAGTGAATTATAATGGTGGTACGGATGGTTTAAGGCAAGAAATAGAAATAGATTATCGAATACCATGAGTGAATTAGTAAGAGCCATACGAACTATTGCAGGTACTCAGTTGAATGACAAGTTACATTTAGCTGATGCGGAGGTATTATCGGTTGATGTTGATAGCAGAACCGCACAAGTACAATTGATACACGGAGATGCAAACCAAATTATTACCGCACGATTGATGTCATCGGTTGCCGATGGGTGCTTATACATTCCAAAGACCGAAGGCAATACCGTAGTCATTGCGTATAGTGACTATGTAGAACCCTACATCGCCCTACACGGAGACATTGATAGCATCGTGTGGTTAGGTGGTGAGTACGAAGGTGTGCCGATAGTGATTGACCCGAATAACCCTGATAATGGGTTGCTGACTAAGATTAATAATATTGAGAAATTATTGAACGATTTGATAAAGCAATATAATCAACATACACATATAGGAGTTACAACGGGTAGCGGTACTTCGGGTATATCAACAGCATTAGAACTTCAAAATATTACCCCAATTACCGCCCAAGCGGACATCTCTCACCCTAATATTACTCACTAATGGCATTAAGATACGACATAGATGTAGACCTTACCTACATCGCACAACAAAATGATTTGAAATGGGTGCAATCCGATATGCAACACATTGAGGATACAATCGCAGCATCACAAGGCGAGTGGAAAGAAAACCCAAGCGATGGGGTGGCGATATCTAACTACCTAAATTCAGCAGGGCAACAAGATAAACTTGCAAGGATTACAATGGTGCAATTGCAGAAGGAT